ATCAGGCCAGCAGCTTGATCACCCGATGGCGAGAGCACCCCAGTCGGCGGGCAACTTCCCGATGACTGACCCCAGAGCGCCTCCAGCGGCGGGCTCGATCGCGCTTGGTTTCAAGAGTCCAGGCCAGCAATAGGACAGGCAGTAGCAGCAGGGCCAGGGCCCAGGCCGCAAGGCAGGTGATGGTCATGGTGAGAAATGCTGTGGTGGTCGGGAGGGGGCAGCGCCCGCGCCTCTCGATGGGGTCAAGCTACCACGAATCTTGCCCAATGGGCTAAGATCTGGGAGCATTGCCACCACACCCCACCACGCATGCTCCCGGACCCGTCCACCGAATTGGCCTTAAAGGCCTTTGAAGCCAATGTCGCATTCAGCGCGGCGCTGGCTCAGTTTCAGAAAGATTTGCCAGAGCCCACGATCTGCGCCGAGGTCCGCCGCGCCGCTGGCCATGGTTTCAGCTGGTTCTGCCGCCCATCAGAGCCTAATTTTTTTGAGGTTCGGCTTCGCCATTCCGGCGGAGCTGAGATCAGCGCCGAGGGCGAATCGATTGCAGCTCTATTGGCTGGGCTGCTCGGGCACCCGCTAGTGAACGGTGTTGCGCCGCTAGCTGCTCAGGTTGCCGAGCCAGAGCAGGATGAGGCCGTAGAGGCCGCTGTTGACGCATTGCTCGCCAACCTCTCGCCCTTCCCGGCCAAAGCCGCCGCCGAATCCCTAGCCGCTGCTACTGGTGGCGTCGTCGTGGCTGAGCCGCATGAATCCGAGCGCCTGGCCGCGCCGCTCACCGATGCGCAAAAGTCCGTGGCCATTTCGATGATCTCCAGCCTGAGCGCTGAGGCGCGCAAGGCGTTTACCATCAGTTTCCGTGACGCTTTCCGGGTCCCGCGGGAAGCGAAGGCGATTGCTCCCCTGATCACCGAAGTGAGGCACCTGGAGTTCTGCGACCGCTGGAGCATTGAAGCCGCCGGTGGGGTAGCACCATGAGCCGAGCGCAAAACCGGGCCCGGCTCACCCAGGCCCTTGATTTGGTCACCTTGGCCGCCGACGACTATCAGCTGGACCTGCAAACCCGAGTTGATGGTGGGCTGACCCAGGGGATCATTGGCCCGATCGGGATCGGCGCCACCCTTGCACTCAGTCGAGACATTGACACCCTGGAGCGCATCCAGCGCGAGCTGGTTGTCCTGCTCGACAGCCGCCCGCTGCGCCCTGTGCCCAGCGCCAGCCACCCAAATGCCGCATGAGCCAAGCCGATCAGACGCCTAAACGCAAGACTCGGCGGCCGTCACTGCCGGCCCCCGCCAGTCCTCCCACCACCTACGGCCAGCGGGTCTACGGGCAGCGACAGGAACCAGCCGAGGGCAGCATCGTCGTCGTGGTGACGCTGCGCAAGGACGCCGGCGCTGCCGTCCTTGATCTGGTCACGCGCCACGGGCTCAGCCGCTCCGGCGCGGCCCACCATCTGATCCGCATTGGTGCGGGTCTCAAGCCTTTACCCCCTCTGGATTGATGACATCCGAAACTTTCTACAGCCCCAAGGCTCCGGTGCGTTATGCGCATCTGATCACGGCTGAACTCTACAAAGAAAAATGGAATTACAGCGTTGAACTGATTCTTGACGACAACAACCCAGCACACAAAGCATTTTTAGCCAATCTTGAGGCCGAGTTTGTGTCGCTGCACGGCGCCAAGCGCGACCGCGCCAAGGGCGGCGAGCCGTGGTCAAGCATTGGCGAAGGCAAGACCCGCGTTCGTTTCAAGGCTCGCCGCTTTAAGAACAGCGACGGCACTTTTAGCAAAGGGCCGCGGCTGGTTGACGCAAAAAAGCAGCCATGGAACGGCCAGGAAATCGGCAACGGATCTGAAATGATCGTGGGATTCACGATTCGCGACTGGACCGACGACGGCGCCGGCATCACGCTGCTGCCCAAGGCCTGTCAGGTGGTCAGCTGGGTTCCCCGGGAAGACGCTCGCGAGCAGGTCGCCGAAGGCTTTGAGGAGCAGGAAGGCTACAGCGTGGCCGCCGACACCTCCGGCTATATCGATGAGTTCGCCGACGAGGAGGCCCCTTTCTGATGGACGACGCCATCCTCAGCGACATCATCGAAGCTGCCCGATCCCAGCCGCCCGAGCTGCAGGGCCGCTGGATTGCCGAGCGGGTCATCAAAACGCAGCGGGCAACAGACGCGGCGATCAGCGATGAAGCTCTTCAAGCCGAGCTTGACGCATGGTTCCAGCTTGAGTACGGGCACCTGCCGGGTCAGATCGTCACGGCCTGGGCTGTCGGTTGGGCCCGTCACCTGCTCAGCGGGGTGCGCCATGCGTGACCCCATCCGTCCCAATGGCGCCGACGCGGAGATCGTCTCCCCAGAGATGGAAGCCGCCTACCAACGGCGGTGCCTGCGCGAGGGCTATTGGCGATTGCCGATCCCCTCAACCTGGGCAGGCAAAGCCGCTGCCCGACTGCTCCGAATGTTCACAGGAGGCAATCGCCATGTATGACGAGTATGCGAAGCAGTTCGCTATGGCCATTCTGCTGGCCATGACTGCTTTAGCGGTAGCCCTGCTGTTTCACTCCAGCCCTGCGGCGTTGTTTCTGGCCATCGGCCTGGCCGTGGCGGCGATATTGGCGCTTCCCTCGCCGCCCTGAAGCTTGGCCTCAACCAGCGGCGACGACATTGTTACCCACTGGCTGGCACAGGCCGGCCGGGTTGCAATGCTGACCCCCGCCGAGGCGATTCACCTCGGCGGCATAGTCCGCCGGTGGCAGGACTGGGAGCCCAGTCCTGATCATGCCCCTGAAGCGGTCCGCCGCCGGGGGCTCCGAGCCCGCAATCGGATGGTGTCAGCCAATCTGCGCCTAGTGGTTTGCGTTGCCACAACGCGCCACAGCCACCGGGCACCGTTGGCTGATCGGCTCCAAAACGGCACGATCGGGCTGGCGCGAGCCGTTGAAAAGTTTGATCCCGCCAGGGGTTACACCTTCTCCACCTACGCCTATTGGTGGATTCGGCAGCAGATTGACGCTGGAGAGCTTGCTGAAAACGCCATCTATTTGCCTGCTCCCGCCCATGCCGCCGTGCGGGGACGGCGCAACGGGACGTGTTCTCCTGCCAACCTGGAAGCCGCCCTGGCCACAGCGTCGCTGCTGTCGCTGGATTCTCCGGTTCCCGGAGATCGTGACGGCAACCTCTCAACGCTGATCGACATTCTGGCCGCTGCAGAGCCAGAGGCGGGCTTTGATCTCGACGAGCTGGAAGCGCGGCTGGCGCGCCTAGATCTGATTGAGCAGCGGCTGATTGTGAAGCGCTGGGGGCTGGACGGCCCGCCTTTGACTCTTGCCCAACTGGCTGCGCTGGCAACGGTCCCGCCTCGATCTTTCGTCTCCATCCCAAGGGTCAAGCTGATCCTGGCCCAGGCGATGGCGAAGATGCGACGGGAAGTGCCGTTGGCGCCCACGTTGACCCCATGGCGGCCGGAAGATTGCTGCCAATTGAGTCTCACTCTCCCAACCCCAACCGCTCCCGCACCTCAGCCGACCACTGATGGTGCCGATCGGTTGGCGGTTGGTTGACGATCTCGCGCAGCTCCAGCTCCTGCACGCGGGCCAGGGCCTGGCGAAGCAGGTGGTCCATGGTGGTGAGGTGCACCAGCGACGAATCCAGCCGCGCCTCAAGATCATGCCGATGCATTCGGGGAATTGCCCGCCGGGCCCTTTCCAGCTCCAGCTCCCCGCTCAGACTGAGTTGAGTGTTCAGCCACCAATTTTCCATGACCACCGCAGCAGCTCAGCCTCCTCAGTCTGATGACGCCACCCTGCGGGCCAGCGTGGACGAAGCGGGCGGTTGCTGCTGGGAACTCTGCGCGGCCGCTGGGTGCCTGCGGGATCGCAGCAGGCTGGAGCTGATGCGGCGCTGGGGCCAGCGTCAGCGCCCAGCCTCTTGCCAGACCGACACGTAGAGGGCCCCCATCTGAGCCAGGGGAAGCACTCGATCTCTAAGGTCTTTGTTGTGCATCCGGATACACCCAAGCGTTGGGTGGAGCGGCTGCAGCGGCAGCCAGGCGCCAGGCCACCCGCAGGCAGTGCCACCACCATGAATCATGATCCCGTCCCGACCGTCCCGGCTGCCCGGCCCTTCCTGCCCTTCCAGCCCCTCCAGGTCAAACGAGTACCAGCCATAGGAACGGCGCTCAACTGAGAACGTGGTGCTCGGATCAGCCTCGTAATCCCGATAGATAGCGCCGACGCGATACAGCCCCGGCGGGGTATCGCTGCTGCGAGACCTCCAGTCCGTCTCGGTTGACTGCCCCCGCGCCAGTGCCGCCACTTTCCACAGCTGGTGGCCCTTGTGATCAAAGGCTGCGATGGTTTCGGCCCGGTCATCCATCACGAGGTGATGATCGCCGGGTTTGAGGTCGGGTCGCCGCGTTGGCCCCACTAGGCCAACACGCTGGGGCTCGGCCGGCGGCGAGGCCACAGGCACCGGCGCCGCCGGGCTTCCCGTGGACCTCCAGTCCACGGTAAAACCCTGGCGCTGCTCAGGGGTCAGTGCCCGATCCAGAGCCGAGAACGCAGCCAGCTGATGGGGCTCCAGCTTGCCAGCCTTGACGGCGTGCTCGACAGCTGCACGGACTGATGCGGTGGTGTTGGTCATGGGATCACGCAACAGAGATCAAAGAAACGGACACGTCGTACAGGCCTCCGTCTCGGGGCGTTTCCGTGGGAGCACCGGCCCACCGCCAGGCAATTTCAACCGGAACCACGTCATAGCGATTGGTGTGCATGCGCCAAAGCTCCACCGGAATCGTAAACAATCTGGTGGTGCCGTGATCGTCCCAATGGTTGCTGATCTGACGGGCCTTGGTTAGTGACAGGGCCGGGAAGGTCATGCTCACGGCTACACCAACCGCAGAAGCGCCATGCAAAAATCTGGTCTCGTCGCCGTTGTTGAATGTGGCTACATCGATCGGATGTGACCCCAGGTCGTAGGAGCGCTCCAGCGGCTCGATGGAAGGGAAAGCGGCCATCAGAGGGGAGGTGGCAGGGGGATCTCCCAGGTACTGGCGTTCCAGGTCATGGTGCTGGAGCTGCTCACCAGATCGGCGCCATTGTCGATGCAACACACCAGCTCATCGGCGCTGCTGGCGCCGCCGCGGGCCCTGTAGACGATCAGTTTCCGCGCCGTGATGGTGCTGCTGGCCCAGGTAGCGGCCGGGATCGTGAGGGTCAGGATGTGCGTGGTCGTGTTCAGGCTTGCCGTGAGGGTGAGCGTCACGCCCCCGGCGGTATATCCGGTGCCAGTCACCTGATTGGTAATGCTGCTGCGTTTTGAGTGCGTGGCCCGGTTCTCGACATAGCCAGAGGTCACCAGCATGCCTTTGTAGCTGTGCGAGGTGTTAGCGGCTCCGCTGAACACGTCGGCCAGGAAGCTGTCGTAGATGATGCTCGCCATTCAGCCTCGGCAGCCTGAACACAGGCTAGGCATTGGGAAATGGTGCGGGCACGCAAGATAGGCCATTACACTAGTTCCAGTTCCATGTTTACAGTCAAAAACCCCTTTTGAGGTGCCGTACTGATAGTGGGAGCGTAGTATGTTTCAGAATCAAGATCAATCAGCATATCCGGCACGGCCCCTTGCTGCGTGGCCGCTGTTTCGTTTAGTTTGAAACTATCAATAATAAGATCCACGCCTTCCCTTGGCACGCTAACTGGGGAAAGCTCGTCCCAGGTAGCGGCTACAACGTAGTCAACGTCTGCGTCTAAAGTTGGCCCACCAGTAATGTCGAACCAGCAGTAATACGGCGCGACTGTTGAGGTAGTATCTGCGACGCAAGGGGACGATGCCATAAAATCCTGCTGCCAAATAAGAACAGGGCTCCCCCCGTTAGTGAAGTCCCAGATGCCAACTGAGTGATTCAAGGCTGACGGCTGGTTGACACGAGGGGTCGTAGACTCATTAGCTTGCGTTGGCTTGTATATGCCAATACGAGTGAGCCGCCGATCTAATTCCGTGACAAAATGATAGCCCAGAACATAGGGGCCATCGTTTACTTTGAATTCACTTGTTCCTACGACAGGAGCCGTAGGAAATCCAAACACCACCGACTTGGTAGGCGCTGGTCCCACTGGGTTGCCTGGATTAAATGTCGTGGTCGGCGTCCGCCATGCCTTCCCCTGCGCCACCACCAGCCCCCGAGGCTCGCACCTGAACTGACACTGCACCGTGAAGCAATCAACATGCTGGTCCACCACTTCGGGCGGCCCGGCATAGAGCCAGGCAAACCCGGCCGGCGTGCGATCGGCGGCCAGCGTGGTGGTGCTGAACCCGAACGAATCGAAGCCGCTGCGCTGGCCTCGGTAGTGGTTCAGGATCGCCAGGAAGTCGGCCTCTGTAATGTTCACAAATGACGGACTCCAGCGGCCACCGATCTGGGCCGACCCGTGGCGAACCCGAGCCTCAGCACCGTTGAGGCTCAGGTGCGGCGTGGTGGGCCATGCGCCGGGAGTAATCGGCGCCTCGGATGGAATCAGGGAGGGGAAAGTGGCCATGCTCAGGGAGGCGGGGGCGGTGAGTCCATAGGCGGGCCGCCGGTGCCGTAGGGATCCACGCCGCCGCCAGCACCGGTGGCGATCGGCGTTCCACTGGTGCTCTTGGCCGGCACGCTGGTGTCCGTTGCAGCTCCGGCTAGGTCACAGTTGCTGCCGGTTCTGTTGCTGCTGAGAATGATCCCTTCGCCGGTGGCGACGGAAACCGCCAAGGCGATGTGACTCTGACCGCTGAAGTAAACCGGAAAGTGACTAAGGTTTAGTGTTTCTTCGCCGATAAGATTATGGCCGATTGATTCTACTGTGTACCACTTATTGATAACCGACACTTGCTCCCTGTTTGACGTTACCAGCAGATAGATTTGAACAATGTCACCCTCTGTGATGTTCCCGGTCTGTGTGCCAGGCTTCAGCGCCACCGTGGCAGAATGGGTCGAGAGGGTGCGGCGCGTGAACCGGTAGACCCCGACCTTGGCCGCGTGGTTTTCGGTGGTAGCGAACTGCGACAGATCATGCTGCTCGGGTGGCCCCGCTGCGTTGGGATCGCCTACAGGCAGTGTGCGCACAATCGGAACGTCTGCGGCGTCGTGCTGTTGCCGCCAGAGCATCGCCAGCGGGGTAGGCTTGCTGGCGGCTGCACCGCTCCATATGATCGAATAGGACTGGGGCTTGATGTTCGCCTCGGTGAGGATGTGATCTGGCGTAATTGCCGTCGTCTTGATTGTCCCGTCGCCATTTGTGGCCACCAGCGGTCGAAGACCGAACTTGCCGCCCACCCTCGTCTCACGCAACAGGAAGTCAGGCAGGATCTTGATCAGCCAATCTCCCAGGTTTGCGGGGTCTTTAAACTCGCCATTGCACCAAAGGCCGTTGGCTTCGGTGAACTGGGCGGCAGCAATAAAGCTCGGGAAATCGATCATCGCGTCCGGCACTTGGCCGCTTCGCTGCAAGGCCCAAAGCGCTAGGTCGGCGATGTTGTCGGAGCTGTCTACCGTGGAATCCAGCAGCCGCCCGCGCTCAACGATCGTGCCGCCTCTCAGGAAAACGTTCCAGCCGGTACGCCAATCATCAGACCCGCCAGGAACTGTAACACCAGCCTCAAAGGTAGACAGACCCTGATAATTGCCGCCGCCTCCTGTATAGTTTGAAAACGTCGGAACGGTATAACCAGTCTGTGCAGTGGCAAGGTTGCCGGGGGCCCACGATCCGGCACGCTGGTTGTAGTTCTGGGAGAACGAGCCGATTCGGCATTCGCCCAGCCGCACGTCCCGGCGTTGAATATCAGGGATGCGCCCATCCCCAAGCACCATGTGATAGCGGCTGGTGACCGTCGTGGCCGTGTTCTCGAACCTGGCCTCGGTGGCCCGGGGAAACACCAGAACGCCGCCCACGTTGCCGCGCCGCCGGCCCCAGATTACCGGGATCGGTTCGCCCACGACCATGGCCTCCTGTGGCACTTGCAAGGGCGAGTTGCCGGCTGCCGCTGCGACGTTGGCGGGCGGAGGCAGGTCTCCAGATTGAGCAGCAGCAGCGGCCGGGATCGCTGCCTTGGCAATGCCGGCACCTGTGAAGATCGCCCCAGCCGATGTCGATTTAGGCCTGTTGAGGGGCCTCCCGGTTTTGGGGTCATTCAGGTTTGGGTCTTTCCCGTTGCCCTTAACGCTGAAAGTCATAGCCGGCAGGGCACCCCAATCAGCGCCGTGGTAGCCGTCACCGGCGGGAATTGCGCCCCTATCGGCGAGAGAGCAGAGCCCAGCCGCCAGGTGATCTGCGTCAGGGTGCCGGAGGCCCCGACCACCTGGCCCAGGCAACTGGCCGCCAGGGTGTAGGTGATTGGCGGGGTGGAGGCCAACGACTCGTCAAACTGAATCACTCGCAGCCGGGCCACCCATGCGCCCGCCAGCGCCCGCTCAGTCAGCTGAAGCACCGATGGCACCGCCGGCAGGGTGATGCTGGCCTGATCCCCCACCGCCTGGCCGCTGATGAGCCCCGCCCAATCCAGCTGCTGATAGGCCCACGAGGCTCCGTCCCAGCTCACCACCTGATCAATCCAATACGATTGCCAGCGGCTGGAGATCGAGCCAAACCCGTCGCCGATCTCCAGGAATGCAGCCTGCCCGCGGGTGGTCATCAGGCCCCCCTTAGTGCCATGCGCCCAGCCGGGGTGCCCAGTTGCCCCAGGATCCCGGATGCCAGGGCCTGCATGCCGGCTTGGAAGTCCTGCATGCTCACCGTGTCGGTGCCGTCGGGCAGCCGATAGACGGGGCCGGTCTGGATAGGGATGCTGATGCTGGTGGGAGTGGTGCTCCCGCCGCGAGCCCCGGCCCTTGTGTGGTCGATCACGGTTTCTCTCGGGTGCAGCATCGCCATGAAGCCGCCCTTGTTGTCGAGGCCTCCAGAGCGCGGGGCGCTGCCGGTGTAGCCGCCGCCTTCAAAGCTGGGGACTTGAACTATCGGAATCCGCGGCAGGTCGGGCAGGGCAGGAATCCTGTTGTATCCATCGATAATGTTATTAACCAGCGCTGCAGCAATGTTTACTCTGTCGGCTACAAACTGAAGCACGCTGCGAAACACGTTTCTGATGGTGTTGGCGGCTATCTCGAATGGCTTGGCCAATGCGTTGGCCACATTGCTCACAGCAGAGCTTGCCCAATCCCAGATCGCGGTAATGCCGGTCCGAATAGTTTTGTTCACTGTGTCCACGGCGTTGTAGATGGTTTCGCCAATAGCGCCAACCACCTTGCCAATGTCATCGCGGAAGGCATAGATTAGCACACCCACAGCCGCCAAAGCGGCAGCAATCGCCAGCGGCCAGCCAACAATGGCGGTCGTAAACGTGCCCAGCCCCGCGAGCAGTGGCCCCAGTGCGCCAAGCCAGCCGGTGATGGTTGCACCAATCGCCAGCCCCTTGAAAACGGTCAATATTGCAACCGCTGTTTGGACTAAAGGAATCAAAACTGTAAAGCCGATCGCCAACAATGCCAAGCCGCCGACGGTTGCCTGAATGGGCTCGGGCAAGCCAGCGAAACTGTCAACCACCGTCGTGAGCACAGTCACAATGGCGTCAAGCGCCGGCAGTAATGCCACGGTGATCCCAGTCGCCAAGGCGCCAACCTTGCCGCCCAATATAGCCAGCTTGTCGTTATATTCGTCGGCTTTTTCTGCAAAAGCGCCGGTCATCTTGACGCTTAAGGATTCAATCGCCGCGCCGCCTTGGTTCAGCATCGGGATCATTTTGTCTCCCGCTTTGCCAAAGAGCTGCATTGCCAGGGCTGTTTTCTCCACGCCGTCGGGCATGGTCTTAAACTTATTGGCAATTTCCAATGTCACCTGATCGGCGGTCTTCAGGTTGCCGGCTGCATCCTTAGCGCTCACCCCCAGCGTCCTCAGGGCATTAGCTGTGGGACCCTTGCCGGTCTCAGCGGCTTCGTACATGCCCTTGCTGAGCCTGCCAAGCGCCTTGGCCACGCTGTCGATGTCGGTGCCGCTGGTGACAGCTGCTTTGTTGAATCGGGCCAGGGATTCCACGGTCACGCCGGTGCGCTGGCTGAGGTCGTTAAATTTGTCGCCTACATCAATCGTCCTGCTTACCAACGCCGCCAGTCCGCTCACGGTGGCCACCGGTGCCAATGCACCCAGGGCCCCACTCAACGGGCCAATCCTGCTGGTGAGGTTGTGCGCGGCACCCTCCACCTGCTTGAACTTGCCTTGCAGCGCTGTGATCTGCTCGCCGCCGATGACCTTGGTGGCGATTCTGAGCAAGGCATCCATGTTCATGGCCATCAGTTCGCCCCCTGATTCAGGATCTCGGCCTCGATCACCTGCACGTCTTCCACCACTTGGCCCAGGTTCTTCACTGAATACAGGCTACCGATGGCGATCAGCTCGGAATAGATCAAACCGGTGCGGTAGCCGTTGTCGGTGCGCCACTGGGTCTGGCAACGCAGGAACAGATCCAAGGCGGCCCAGTTCTCAGGCCAGATTTCAAAGTGCTCGGGCGCTTGCGATCCGAGCAGCTCGGCCACGGCCTCAGCGGACAAGCCCAGGCCTTCGGCCTCTTGCCTTAGCCGCTCTGTATCGACTGGCTTTGCGCCGCTCAGCCAATGCCGCGCGGCGCCTTGGAGTTTCCCCACTTGGCTCCCTCCAGGCTCTCGGCCCAGGCGTCGCACACGGCCTTCGCCACGCCCTGGATTCTCAGGATCTTGTCAGCCGATGCGGCAGTAAAGTCCACCGGCTCGCCATCGTCATCAGTCACGCCAGCCCACCCCGTCAGCACCTCGGCCGCAATGGTTCGATGGTTGACGCCCTCCAGTTCCGGGTCATCCTCGCCACGCTTCAAAAGTGCTGATCGCCTTGCTGATGCCACCAGCAAATAGTCGATCCGCTCTTGATCGAGAAAGGCAAACTCAGCAGTAAAGCTATAGCTTTCGTTTGCCAATTTGCCAGTCACTTTCCATTCGTAGCTAGTGGCGCCGGAAAGTTTGAATCCCATGGGGTGGTGTTGCGGTGAAAGTTCAGAATCGCCAGCCTGAGCCGCTGGGTTTTAGGTGAAGGCCAGAGTCATGGAATCGGTGGCGCCGGGGGCGGAGTTCTTCGCCACGAACGGTAGCTCCAAGCCATACGTGCCGTCCAGGTTCACTTCAGTGGGTGCCCCGAACACGGCATAGGGGATCGTCGGAATCACCCTGTTGCCGGCGGCGGTGCCATGAGTGAGTGTGATGGCCTGGCGGGTGCCGTTGGTGCAGAGCGCGTAGGGGTTGAACGTGGCCAGGTCAGCCGGGCGCACGATGGTGATCGTGCCGCTGACGACGTGGTTCACGATCTGAACCTCTTTGCTGCAGCCGGCGTTATCCCGAAAGAACAGCTCGGGCTCTAGGGTCAGAGTCATCGACTGCACGCACACAGGCAGGCCGCCAATGGTGGCCGTAGCGGTGTTGGCGGCATCAAACACAACCGGCGCCGCCTGGTTGCTGATCGTTGGCGTGACGTTGGCAACGTTGGTTGGCTCAACGTAGATATAGGTCCGGTTGAAAACGATTCGGGGCGCCTCGCCAGAGGTGAACGTGATCTCGAAACCACCGCGACCGCCAAGCCCCTGATGACGTTGGCCATCACCGAAAAACATCAGCTCAGAGCTGGCCAGGCCTTCGGCGGTGACCAGGTTGTAGGTGTTACTCGTGCTCGACACCGTGGTGAGGTTCATTCCCGAACCCAGCAGGAGATGGGAAAATTTCGGCGCGGTGCCGGCGGTGCCGGATCCGCTGAGCTCGATGGGGATGGATGCCTCCACCTTCCGCCTTGCAATCAGTGGCGAGAGGGTGGAGCCAAACGAACCGTCCAGGATCTCCCGATCCAGCGATTCAGCAGACAGCGGGGTGATGCTCACATCAGCCAGCGTCACCAGGTAGTCGGTGCCATTGGTGCTGGCCGTCTGCCCGTAGGTGGCTTCAGCCTTGGAGCAGACAAGAGACTTCCGGTAAAGAGACATTAGAGATCACCAGGGACGGGGGTTGATTGGGCGGGGGGCTCAGCCGCGCAGACCGGCTCAGCCGCTGCAGTCACCAGGTCCCAGTCCTTGCCATCGGCGGAAAGCACAAACTCCCCAGGGTCGGTGGGCGGCGGCGGCAGCGGCTTAGGGGAGGCCATCGTCAATGTTCAGCTGATAGGTCTGATACGTGACAGCGTAGGAACAGCGGAGAATCCCGATCTCGCCGCTCACCCGCTCAGCCTGGCGGCCGGTGGGCATGATCCCGATCACGCCCGGCAGGCTGGGCACACCGGTGACCTCGGCCATCAGCAGCTCATGGGCCCGGACCCAGATTGGATCAGCTAAGAGGGTGAGGGGCGTGCCGCTGATCAGAATGTCTACGTCCAGCTGCATGGTCGTGGTCAACGTTTTGTGCGTTGTGGGGGCGTCGCTCTGGCTGTCCCAATCCAGCGCCACTGCTGGTAGCTCATTGCGTGCCATGGCCTCGGCCCGGTCGCGGTAGACCGTGGCTGCAGCGGCACCGGTGAGGCCGGCCTCAAGGATCACCTTGGTCCCGGCGAGGATCACCTCAGATCGGCTGGTCATGGCTTCGGCTCCTCAGACCTGGCGTCGGAGTGGCGCCGCCGGCCGGGCAGGAAGCGGTTTACGGCGCCTTGGATGGGGCTGGGCACCAACACGCCTAGAGCCCAGTTCCAGCGACTTTCACAGGCCACCCATGGCGACGGAGCCCGGTACTCGCAAATGCCGATGTAGCCGGCCAGCATTGCAGCGGTTATCCAGGTCATAGCTTTCCCGACCTCAGTCGCTCTTCGTGGTCTTCCAGGGTGCTCTGGTGATGGGCGAGCATCTCAAGGATCTTGCCCTCAAAATTTCCAAGACCTTTGGAGATTGCCCAGAGGGCTTTCACCCCCGACGTGGCAGTTGCCCCCACCGTCAGAACGAGCCCCGCCAGGGCGATTGATTCAGCAAGACCCATGATGGTTTCAATCCTGCCTCAGGCTAGGAAGGCTCGCTGGGGGCCCCGAGCGAATCGATCAGGCTCTGGGGTATGTGGTAGCTCACGGCAAGCTGGGCCATGGCTGCGGCAATTTCGGGAGCAACGAGGCTCGCCTCGCGCAGCAGCAGCCATGCACCGACGAACAGGCCAGAATCGCCGGATGGCAGCGAGGCAACCGCGAGTCCGCTTGTGAGACTGGTGAGCGCGTTTACCGCCCTGAGCAGCTGCTCTGTCCGCTCGGCGTTAGCTGTCGGCAGCTCCGCGCCAATGATTGCTTCGGCACCCAACTGCGCGGCCCCTAACATGGGCGATTGCAGCAACTGCCGAAGAAAGCCGCCCCAGTCGGGCGCTGGATCCGGGGGAGGGTGGTAGAGAATTATCGCCGCTTCGATTTCTTCCGGTGGCGTCGTGTTGCGCGACAGCACGATAGGGGGGCGGTTGCCGATCTCGTCGGTGATTGTGATAACATTAGCGGCATAGCTTATGGCCATTACACAAACGCCCCGTATTGCAAAAACACAATCGGCGCTCGACTTAGCCCAAAAACCGTTCCTAGGGTTGCCCCGGTCAAGTCGGGCCAAGTGCCGTACGTTTGAGATATAGTGTAATTAAACATTGCATTAGTGTTATTTACGCCAGTAATAGACGCCGGTCCACAAAGGTTCCAGGCGTGCAGGCTTCCTGCTGGCAGTGTCAGGAATGCCAGAGTAGTGCCGGTGTTGACGTTTACGGCTAGAAAATACGTGCGACCCGCAATTAGGTTAAACGGTGTCCCAAGTGTTTCGCTCAGGTTTGCCGCTGCCGCGCCACTGATTGACGACGTTACACCTATAGGTGTGCCAACAGGCACGGCGTCCGCTGAGGCATAAAAAGCGATTTGAAACAATGATGAAGTAACAGCCGTAGTAACCCTCAACTGCAGCGCATCAACACGCCCAGAGCGTTCAACTTTGAACGGAATGACTGCTAGCGTATTGGCAGGGTTTGCGGCTCCAACAATAACCGCGCCCTGGAAAGGGCAAAACGATTTATTCAGCGCGTACAGGTCGTTGGCTGCTCCCCCCCCGCCACTCGCGGCGATCGTCTGGTTTGGCCAGGATCCGGTAATCGTGACGTTTGCTCCTTGCACCAGTCCGGGAGTTGCGGTGCCGGTGCCACCGTTCGCCACGGGCAGGAGTCCCGTCACCCCGGTAGTCAGGGGCAGGCCGCTTGCGTTTGTCAGCGTCAGCCCCGAGGGCGTGCCGCCGGCCCCGTCGAGCAGGACCGGGGCGCCGGCCGAGCCGACGTTGACCGCCAGGGCCGTGGCGACACCAGTTCCCAGGCCGGTGA